TACTCGATCGTGGAGATGTGGACAAGATGTCATTTGCTTTCACTGTTGCCCCCAATGGTGATTCCACTGAAGCAGGCCTTCGCACATTGACCGATCTCAACTTGTTTGAGGTGTCAATCGTTACATGGCCAGCGTATGACTCCACGACTGTCGCAAAGCGTTCAGCCGAGGAAGCAGCGAACGATCTCGAGCTTCGTCGCCGCCAGTTACAACTCAAGCTCGCTCAAATTCGTCTCCGCTAAGGATTCGATTCACCCGCGGCGCATTTCAGCCCCGTCGGTACTTCACACACACCCACTATCCGAAAGGAGCCTGTCATGTCATTGACAAGCAAACTTCGCGAACAGCGTGATGCAGTAGCAACAGAGGCTGAAAACCTTCTTGCCGCTGATCCATCAGAGGAAACCCTCACAGCTGTTGAAGCGAAACACGAAGAAATCTCAGCGCTCGATGAGCGCATCGCGACTGCCGAGAAGGTAGAAGCACGCACCGCTGCAATCGCAGAATCACGCAAGGCCGCTGGCGTTGCAACTTATGGCTCAACAGCCAAGATCACTCGCGAAGAGAAGACATACGAGCGCGATGGTCGCAACTCATTCGTTCGCGACATGATCAACGCAACAATGCGCAACGAATCTTCTTCATGGGAGCGTCTAAACCGCCACATGGCAGAAGCAGCAGTTGAAGTTCGTGACATCAGCACCGCTTCCGGTACTGGCGGCGACCTGGTTCCACCTCTCTACTTGATCGATGATTACGCAGAGTTTGCCCGTGCAGCTCGCGTTACTGCTGACCTTCTTACCAACATGGCTTTGCCTGCTGGTACAGACAGCATCAACATCCCACAAATCACAACAGGTACATTGGCAGGCTTCCAGGCTGCAAACAACACTGCGACAACAACTCGCGACATTGTTTCAAGCACAGTCACCGCGCCAGTACGCACAATCTCAGGTTACGAGAATGTGTCAATCCAGTTGGTTGAGCAATCACCACTTTCAGGTGGACTTGATCGCTTGATCTTTGGTGATCTTATGGCTGATTACGCTCTACAACTCAACACAGCTGTAACAGGCTTTGGTGATGGAACATCAGGAACAATCAAGGGTCTTGGAACTCTTGGAACCGATTCAACAAACGGTGTTCCAGTTACATACACAGCAACTACACCAACAGTGTCTGGCATCCTCGGTGCAATCGCATCAGGTATCAGCAAGGTTGTCACAAACCGTTACAAGGCAGCAGAAGCAATCGTGATGCACCCATCACTTTGGTACTGGCTCGTTGCTCAGGCTGACGGCGCATCTCGTCCATTGATCGTTCCTACTGCTGGTGGCAATGTTGCTATGAACGCAAACGGAACTCTTGATGTTGCAGGCGCAGCAGCTGGCATGGTTGGCCGTATCCACGGCGTTCCTGTCTTCATCGACGCAACAATCACAAAGGTTTATGGCGCTGCTACAAACCAGACCGCAATCTTCGTTGGTAAGTTCTCAGATTCTTACCTCTTCGAATCAGGCGTGAAGACTCGCGTACTCCCAGATGTCCTTTCAGCGAACCTCACAGTTCGTTTCCAGGTCTACGGATACACAGCTCTTGCACACCGCTTCAACAAGTCAATCGTTGCAATTACAGGCACAGGCCTCGTAGCTCCAACAGGTTACTAATTTGACCGAGGGTGACACTTCTCTACTCGTTTGAGTAGGGGAGTGTCACTACTCTCCACACACTTATCCGGGGGGATTTATGGACAGCATATTTTTAGAAGGTTTGACAGTTGCTTTGCAGCTGATCGAAGAAGAAGGTATTGGCTCTCTCAAGCGATTGATCGAAGAGCACAAAAACGGCACGATTGAAACCGCAGCAGTTCGACCAGCGGCCGAAACACGATGAAGAAAAATGAAAAAGTCTGCATCGGCATGGTCAACGATGGCTCCATCAACTCAAATCTCACGATGGACTTGCTGCACATCGCTCGCCACCCATCCAATTATTTTGACCATTTTGTTCAAGTCGGCAATATCGGGTTGACTACTCGCTCGCGAAATGTTGTCGTCAAAACTTATCTTGAAACCACAGATGCTCAATGGCTTTTATTGGTTGATTCCGATGAGCGCTTGAGCATCGACACTTGGCTCAAGCTCATCAACACCGCCGACAAAGAAAAACGACCTATTGTCTCTGGTCTCGTCTTTGCAGCATTCTTCGATGACGACGATTCATTGCGTCCAGTTCCAACCATTTATGAAATGCAACCAACAGGTCTTGCACCCATTGACGGATATCCGCTTGATAGCGTGATTGAAGTTGATGCAGTCGGCACAGGATGCGTGTTGATTCATCGAAGTGTCCTTCTTGATATGCAATCAAAAGCCACTGCCAACCAAGGCAAGGATTGGGCTTGGTTTGTAGAAGGTGCGATTGAAGGCACATATTTTGGCGAGGATCTTTTATTTTCCAAGCGTTTGAAGTCTATGGGCTACAAAATCCATGCACACACGGGAGCAATCCTTCCGCACAATAAAAAGTTTTGGCTAGATCAACGACATCATCAAACATTTCGTGATTTCGCAATCAGTCAACAAGAACAAGCAGCAAAGTCCTAGCTACCCCTGGGCGAAAGACTTTGCTGCCCTAACAAACGACCATCCAAATAAGGAGCAACCCACATGGCACGCATCTCAACAACAGAGGCGAACCAAGCACTATCCACGACTGGATGGTCTTATGTATCGCTACACACAGCAGATCCCGGAACAACCGGAGCTTCAGAAGTCACAGGCGGTTCATACGCCCGTGTTGCAGTAACTTGGAACAGCCCTTCATCTGGCTCAGTAACCAACAACGGTGCAATTTCAATCAACCTTCCTGCTTCGACAACAGCCGCTTACTTCGGCGTGTGGTCAGCAACAACATCTGGAACTTATTACATCGGTGGCGCACTTTCACCATCAGTAACAACCGGATCTTCAGCAGGTGTTATCACAATCGCATCAGGTTCGCTTTCAGTTTCAGCTTCCTAATCTCAACCCTTTAGGAGTAATTCATGTCCACTCCAGTAACGGCTTCGGCCTCGCTGCGCCTTACTGGAGGCGTGAAACTCGGTCTTAGCCCGTACACATACAACGCGGCTATCACTTACAACACAGCAACGCCGTATGAAGGATTTCCCAATCTTAGCTTCCCGGTAACTGCCAGCGCATCAATTACGCTTTCGGCATCTGCCAGTGATTCAGATACTTATCCAATCAGTGCCAGTGGTTCACTTGCGCTATCTGGCAGCACATCTGCATCACTTTCATTTACCACAACTGGTTCAGGATCATTTAGCCTGACCGCAAGTTCATCTGATTCTGATACCTACCCAGTAAGCGCCAGTGGCTTATTGAGCTTGACTGGAAGCGCTTCGGTAATCGATACCTATGCGACAACAGGTTCAGCATCCGTCACACTTGTTGGGTCTGCCGCTGTCATTCTCAACAGTCCGACGACTGGTTCTGCATCCTTTGATGTATCAGCTTCGGCAACTTGCACAAGCAGTCTTGCAAGCAGCGGATCTGGATCGCTCTCGCTTGCAGCTTCAACGGCAACTGGATCGCTTTCCTATCCAATCAACGCCACGGGTTCACTTACTTTTAACGCCAGCATGGGCGACTCGCTGCAATACAGCGCCAGTGCTTCAGGTTTGCTGAGCTTTACTGGAACCGCCAGCGTCGTCGACAAATATCCCGTCACAGCATCTGCCAGCCTTTCATTTAGTGGCACGGCAACTGCTCACATTGGATATCCAGACAGCCCAACCGGATCAATTTCGTTGGCATTGTCTGCCACAAGTGCGGCAGTTCTTCACTTTACAAGTGCAGGATCTGCATCTCTTGCATTCTATGCAACAGTGAACGCCGTTGACACTTACCCAGTGTCGGCTTTTGGTTCTGCCACATTTTCAGGAACCGCATCCAATGGGTTGTTCTTCAATGTCAACGCCAATGGCACGCTTTCCCTTTCAGCAACAGCCACCGATCATTTGTTCTATGCAGCGACCGGATCGGCTTCATTTGCTTTGGCAGCAAACGCCGTTGAGTCCCTAACATTTCCACAAACGGGCGTTGGATATATCTCACTTCTTGGTTTTGCAGTTCCACTTCATCAAACCGTGATCATGGTTGGCAACAACCGCAAAGCACCGTCGATGACGAAGGCAAACCGCACATCCGCAACAATCACAAACAATCCGCGAACCGCAGCGTCTATGACAAAGCGCGATCGTGACGCACTGGTTTAGGAGATCACATGGCCGTGTATGACCTTGGAGATGTCGTTCCGCTAGGAATAACACTCACAGATGCCAATAACGCCGTTGTGAACGCCACAGCGGTCACTTGCACGATCTACTTACCTGATGGAACAAATGTCAGCGGATCGGTCGTCAACGCGGCAACTGGAACCTATAACTGCGACTTCACACCAACACTTGTTGGTCGTTACGCAGTCAAATGGGTGGCAACGGGCAGCAATGCAAGTGCTTACTCAGATGATTTCACCGTTCGCGATTTCAGCCAGATAGGAATCGTTGGTCTTGATGAAGTCAAGGCATTCCTCGACATCCCTAGTGCCACCGTCAACGATGATGTTCAAATTCGTCAGTTTATGGATACAGCGACGGAACTCGCCGAAAATTACACAGGCGTGATCTTGGGTCAACGCACTTATACCTCAGAGCTTTACGATGGCGGCATTGAATTCATTCGAATTCGCCACCCGCGCATCATTTCAGTCACTTCAGTTTATGAAAATGGCGTGGTTGTTGATCCTTCGGCGTATTCATTTGACTACACCGGACAACGACTCTTCCGCGTGGGGTCAGACACCCTTTACGCAGTTAGCTCGTATGGATATTGGTCGCCTGGCTTCAACAATGTCAGCATCTCTTATGTTGCTGGCTATGCCAATCCACCTGCTTCTGCCAAGCAGGGAGTGCTGGAAATTATCCGTCATCTATGGATGAGCCAGCGCGGATCTATGAATGTCATGTCTCGATCAACCACCGGAGATGACCTTTACACAACACCAACCTATTCGCTTCCTCGTCGCGCTATGGAATTGCTTGATCCAATCAAGCTGCCAGGTGTTGCATGAGTACCTCAGTCCTTCCCACATTTGTTTCAACGCTGGTTTCAAATCTTCAGGCAAATGCGGCTTTGAGTGGCGTTCGAATCTTTGATGGCATAGAGCTTGACTACTCATACCCTGGCAATGCAATTGCAGTTGGGCATGATGGCGCACTTGAGGGCGATGATGTCAACGCTGGTTCCATGCATCAGGAATATGAAGGCCTTTTGGGAAATCATTCCAAATTTGAAGAAGGCAGCGTCAATTGTGTTCTTTGGGCTGGCAATGGCACAACAAATCTTGCAAGCCTACGCACAGCTGCTTTTGCGCTATTGGCGGCAGTCGAAACTCAGATTCGATCAGACATCAGTTTCGGTGGGCTAGTTCTATATTCAGACCTAACTTCTGGAAGTTTTTCCTATCGTCAAACCAATGTTGGTGCTGGCGTAGTCATTCCATTTGTTATCACCTACAAAGCAAAAATCTAGGAGCGATCATGGCGAAGATCCAAAATGTGTCACCTCTCGGTGATCTTGTTATTCCCACCCTGCGGTTGACCGTCAAGGCTGGGGAAATTGTTGATGTGGCAGATGATGCTGCCGCTTCACTACTTGAACAACCCTCAAACTGGGCATCTGCTGACGCAGTAGCCCCAACAGCAACGCCGGACGCTCCGGCTGCACAGAACTAGGAGATCAATAAATGGCCATTGGCTCAGGTATAGGTTCGCAGCTGGGTATCGCGACCGAAACAACTTTCAACAACGCTGTAACAGTTTCACGATTCTATGAGTTCACATCAGAATCAATTCAATACAACAAAAAGACTGCTGTCGGAATGGGACTTCGCTCAGGCGGCCTTCTTCCTCGTTCACAGCGTCGTGTTGTAACCACTTCAGATGCCACCGGTGATTTCACGATGGATTTGCCATCAAACGGACTTGGACTAATTCTTGCTCACGCAACTGGTTCATTCCCATCACCAACAACTGTCACAACTGGCGTTTATAGCTTCACCTTTAGCCTTGGTGATGTATTTGGTCATTCAATGACAGCCCAAGTTGGCGTTCCTCAATATGGTGGAACTGTTACTCCAAAGACTGTTTCAGGTGTCAAGGTTTCAGCATTTGAATTGGCAGTTGCCAACGGTGGCATTGCTACCGGAAAATTCACACTTGATGGTGCATCGCTCACAACTGGCACATCTCTTGCAACTGCTTCATACACAGCAACCAATAATTTGTTCAATTTCTCACAAGGTGCAATCACCATCGATGGCACAGCAGTCGCCAACATCCGCGACTTCACTTTGACAGTTGACAATGTTCTCAATGTTGGTCGTTACAACTTCGGTGGCAGTGGAACCAAGAATGAGCAAGTCATCAATGGATTCCGTGCGATCACAGGAAAGTGCACCGCAGAATTTACCGACACAACATTGTTCAACAAGGTTCTCAGCGATGCGCAAACTGCAATTGCTTTGACCTTTACAGGTAACACAATCACTGGTTCTTACAAGCAATCATTGACAATCACACTTTCAGCGGTGAAGTTTAATGGAGACACTCCAAAGGTATCCGGCCCCGAAGTCATCGACCTTGCAATGGATTTTACAGTTTATGACGATGGATCAGATGTTCCACTTTCGATCGTTTATCAGACTTCGGATTCAGCACTCTAATACAACGAACAGGGGAAAATAATGTCAACAAAAATATCTCTCACAAACGGCGGTTGGGCATCCATTCGCGATACAGCCGCCGTTCCTGTGAAATTACGCCGTCCAATTGAAAAAGCCATGATGAAAATCGGGCAAAGTCAATCCATGACAGCATTGCAAGCATCTCCAGATTTGAACGACAAGTCAGAACAAGAGAAGGTTGCTGCATCTTTGGATCTTTCGATCATCGATGAATTC